CCTGCGGCGCATGGGTGTCAGCTATAAAAAAAAGCCTGCGTCATCCAAAGGCGATGGACCGGACCAAATTTTTTTGGACTGCGGATCGTTTTAATTTGGAATGATCCGCTCACTTGGCCGGTCCTCGATTTCTGATTTTAGCCGCCGCTTGTCTCAGCTTTTGGCAGCTCACATTCGATGTGGCTGGTATAGCCGCCCGATGTCAAGCGGTGGGCCACGCTCTTGACCGACCAAAGGGGCGGAATGCCCATGCGTAACCCCAGCATCAACAGTTGGCCCTCGGCCCGATAGATCGGATTACCAAGAAGGTTGAGCGACATGGAATGGCCAAGGCGGGCTTGCTCATCGAGCTTGGCCTGGGCGGCGTTCTTTGCCGCATCCTCAGACTGGTGGGGATGGGTGATCTCAAAGACGGGTGAGCCCTCGCCAGCCGTGACAATCTCTTTCTCGCCCTTGTCTTTGTTGTGCCAGGTGGCTTTGACACTCTTATATATAGTGGCCTTGCTTTTGCTCACCCGCGATCCGGTGAGGAGCTGGCTCTTGAATATCCAGGTTTGCGGCAAGATGCGCCCGCTGGCTGACTTGCCCTCACCCTTGCCAATAAAGAGGAGCGCCGAGCCTTTGCCTGGCACCTCTTTGATCGAGACGATGGCATCATGATCCTTGCCGATCCGGCTGAGGAAATTGATGTCACTCTCGGCCTTTTGGGCCAGGTATTCAAACTTGATGGGCTTGAAGCGCTCGGCCACCTTTGGCTCCAGCTCATGCTCACCGGCAATGGTGGTGACAATCTCTTGAACCGTCTTATCATCCCAGTTGCGGGTTTTTTGATCCTTGAGAGTGCCGCCAAAGTCAGCGGCCTTGCCGTGGATGATCATGCGATCTGGCGCGATGCCATACTCGATCTTATCCAGGACAAACGCGCCCATCGGGATCGGACCAAAGCCTTCATATCCCATCGCTACCAAGATCAGCGCGCCATCTGGCGGCTCGATGATCTTATTGTCGCGATCATCAAGCACGATGCGCACGGTGTCAGATTTGACGCCAGCGGCATCATTCACGGATAGGCTGATCAACCGATCCTTGATCTTGGAGGTGATATTGATGCCCGCCATGATGATCTTGAACACTGGTTTCATGGGCTCAATCCACCAAACTGATCATTTCAGGCTCGCGCGTGATCCGCGCGTCCTCAGGCAATACAATAACCACACCAGCGGGCAATACGGGGCCAAGACGCGCCAGACCCATATTGACGGCATAGACCTTGGCCAGATCGAAAGCGCCCACACCATAGTGCTGGGCGCATATCCCATCCAGGACATCCCCTTTGACTGTGCGATATTTCATAAGAACCTCGATGCGATTGAGAGGCCAAGCGATAGCAGGTCCAGCCCGCCATCACTGTCCTCGCCATACTCTTGGAGCGTTACATCAAAATCGATGCGCAGTGGCGCACCGTTCAAATAGTCTCCATCCTTCTCGCCCACCTCGATGATCTCCCAGCGGCCCCAGTTGCGGCCAAAGCCATCGATCAGGGTGAAGGGATCACCGCCATCGGCCATAGCCCGTAAGCGATCCATCTGGCCCCAGCCGCCATTCCAATGGGGCAAAATGAAGCCGGTGAGCTTGACCGAGCCCAGATCAGTGTTGATGTGCTGGGAGGCTGATTTGCGACCCACACGCTTATGCACCGCCTTGTTTTGACGGTGGCGGCGCTCCAGGCTTTGGAATGCAGCGGTGGCGATCTTGAACTCAAAATCACCCAAGATCATCATCACCTCAGTCATTTAGATAGCGCTCCTGTTCTAGGCGCATCTCGCGGGTGTGCTCATCCAATACCGCGCGCAAGCGTTGCTCCATATCATCACCAGCGCCGCCAAGATCGATGTGGTACGTTGGGTTTTGATGCACCGTGACCGCTTTGCCAGCGCCCATCTGGCCCGCAAGCTGGCTAAATGCCTCCATTCCGCCTACCGGCGCGGCGGTGGCCATACTCGACATCGCGCCGATGCCAACCGAGGCCACACCACCTTTGAGGGCACCCTCACTTGCTATGCCACGCGCCAATCCCCGCGCACGTTCTGCCATTTCCACCATACCTCTGAGCGCGCCATTATGTGCAATGAAGCCGCTCTCATTGGCATAGCGTAACTCTGGGCCTTCCTCGCCGGTCAAGAGCCAACCAGGGCCATAGTTGCCACCGCGCGCTCGGGCTTGGATCGGCGCACCGCCACCCGTGACCGAAACCCGCATAGTGGCCGATCTGGGCAAGGCGCTGCGGATCGCGGCGGTAATTGCACGGGCGGCGGCGGTCACAGTTGCGATCTGCGAGCGGATGCCATTAGCCAAGGACTGCATGATGCGCTGGCCTTCACTGGCGAAATCAGTAGCGCTCAGGTCAGCTCCCATCTGTGTGATTGAGGCGGTTACGGCGGTTTGGGTTTCTTGCGCTGCGGCGGTCAAGGCGGGATATTGCAGGGTCAATTCCTGGGCGACGCGAGCGGCTTCCACTAGCGTTTCGGGGCTTTGGATTTCCGGCACAGTGGGGGTTGTAGCCTCGATCTCATTAAGAAGGTTAAGCATGTCTTGAGCGCGATTGACCTCAAAACTATCGAACACCACACCGTCGCTGATTGCTCGGCCTTCCAGCTTGGCCTTAACCTCGGACAAGCTAATCAGGCCTGCGCGGTACTGCTCAACCAGCTCAATCCCTTGCTCCCACTCGCGCCCAAAGGTGTTTTGCGTGCGGTTTTCAAGGCGCACATCAATGCTTTCACCGGCATCCGAGAACATGCCCTTGATGTCGGGCAAATCGGGAATGATTGCCCCCCAATCCCAATCGGGCAGCACATCAGACCAAGAGAAATTCAACCAGTTGGTAATATCCAGAACGGCAATGATATCAGACCACTCGAAACCCTCGACCCATTCACCAAGGCTCAGTTTTTCAGAGACCCATTGCCCCCAAGAGAATGGATTGAGCCAATCAGCCCAATCCAAGGCTCCCTCGATCACATTTGACCATTTGAAACCAGGAATGACCTCCAGCCACCGGACGGGGGAAAGCCATGTCGCCCAGTCAAGGGCGGTTAGGACATTTTCCCATGTGAACACCCCTACAAAGCCATCCCAAGAGATCGGGGAAAGCCAGTCAGCCCAATTCAATATACCATTGATTACGTTGGACCACTCAAATCCAGGGATCAGCTCCAGCCAGCGAATAGGAGACAGCCAGCTTGCCCAATCCAAAACCGTTAGCGCAGTTTCCCATGTGAAAGTGGGGATATATGATCCCCATTCGATACCTGTGATGCCATCCCAGAGCTTTCCTGCGGTGTCGCTCACAAAGGTTGTAATACCCGCCCAAACCCCCGCCAGATCGTCGGATTTCACAATTCCAAGCCATGAGAGTGGGCTTAGCGCATCCCACAACGTGCCAATAACGCCACCAAGAAATCCGGTTATTCCTGCCCAAGCGTTGGTCAGGCCCTCAAGAGTGAGAAGGCTGGACCAATCAAAACCAATGACATTGCTCACCGCATTGGAAACCCATTCGGTTCCGGCATTGAAGGCATCTGTTATTTGCCCCCAAAGGTCTTGGAAAAAGGCCGAGATCGGCTCCCAATTCTTCCAGATCAGATAGGCACCGCCCGCGATAACAGCAACCGCCAGCCCGATGGGGTTGGCCATCAGAGCCGTGCCGACGCCGCGCAGCACAATACCAGCCATCAATGCACCGGTGCGCAAAGCCGCAAATGCGGTCACCAAAGAGGACGCGGCAAAGAGCAAGGGAGCGGCAACCGTCGCCAGACCAGCAACGCCCACAATCGCAGCGCCCAGGCCCGCAACAAGGCCAGGATGCTTTGCCGCAAAATCACCAACCGCCCTGGCCGCGCCGCCCAAGAGGGGCACCAGCGCATCCATTGCAGGTAACAGACCTGCACCGATCTTTTGTTTCATCACATCGAGCTGTTGAATAAAGAGTTTCCACTTGGCCCCGTCATAATCATCGACATTTGCAGCCATGCTTTCGGTGAAGGCAGCACCCTGGCGAGCTGCATCTTGAAGCGCATCAGCATTGGCGCGCACGGCTTCCTCTTGACCGTAAAGCGCGTTTATCATTTTCATGGCTTCTTCGGTGCCAAAGGCCTTGGCGATCTCAGCGGCCTCTATCGTATCAAGCGTTTCACCATAGCGAGCCTTGAGATCGGCTAGAATGTCCGGCATCTCGCGCAACATGCCGTTTTCATCGATCACACGCACACGCACGGGGCGCTTATCGGTGATTTCCATTTTGGCGAAAGCGTCATGCGCCCTTGCGGCGTTGGCGGCAAACGCTTTGAGAGCTGTGCCAGCTTCACCCGCCGCCATTTGTTGTTGCATCATGCCCAGGAGCGTCATTTGCTCAGTCATTTTCATGCCGAAATTCGTGGCACCAGCGCCCGCGCTCTCGATGGCCGCTTGCATCTTGGCCCCATCGGTTTTGAACCGTTGGACCGAGGCCGAAAGCGCCGCGCCAAACATATCGCCCCAGTCAGCATCCGACATCTCAGAGAATTGCTTTTTGAAAATGCCGTATGAGGTCGCAAAGAGCGATGTCATGCTCTCTGGCATGCCTTTTGTCGCCTTGGCCACGGTCAGCGCCGAGGCCGTCATAGCCGCCACACCCTCATCTGTTAGCGAACTCACACCGGATTTGATATCATAGGCCGCGCGGGTGAACGCATCCGCTGTGAGCCCAACATAGGTGTTTTGCAGGCGCTGGCCTTCGGCGATCACCGCTTGGACATTATCCATACCCAGTGAGCGCAGATCGCCACTGGCGCGCTGTATCTCACGATAAGATTGGGTGAGATCGCGCACCATGTTGGTGGTAACCATCTTTAGACCCGTGGCTACCACGCCCGCGCCACCCAGTTTGAGCGAGAGCGTCATGCTCCTTTTCATGCGATCCGTTGAGGCTTTGATCTTGCTTTCGGCATCCTTCATGGGCTTGGCCAAAATCGCCAACCATGTTGAGGAATACAGAGAGATCAATGCCGCGCATCATGGTGGGCTCACTTGGTTTTCAAAAGCTCAATCGCGAGCTGGAAATCATCGTAGAAATCGAGGACCGACATTGCGTCCCTCTCAGATGGTTGCCAATGATATGCCCTCGACATGAATAGGCGGGCCGCGCGGATATCACGGCCATAAGGATCACCTATTTTGGCGCGAGCTTTCCCAGCACCTCCTGTGCCCAGGCCTGCATGGGTGCATAATCCTCTGGGTCCAGCTCATCGATCAAGCCAATGGGTTTGCCTGCCAGATCGGCCACCGTTTGGGAGCTTGCCGCCAGGACTTCGCCCTTGGCAGCGGCGAGCTTTCTGACATCGGCCATTTTTGGGCGGCGCAATGTCAGCTCGGAAAGCTCCTCACCCTTGTAGGTGATCGGATAGGCGAGGTCGAATTTCACTTCGCGTTCTAGATTGCTCATGATGTGTGCTCCTTAAGGCTTAGACGCGGCCCATTGCTGCATTGAAGTCGGCAAGCATATCGGTGCCGCCGATGATGCAAGTGGCCGGTGGGCCAACGGTGATACGCGCCATCTCGACATTATCGCGATAGAGCTCATAGTGCTCGACCGTGCCCTTGAGCTTGGTCTCGCTCTTTTCACCGATCTTGAGGGTGCCCAAATCAAGGTTGGAGAAGTTGATCTCCATCTTGTGGACCCACGCATGCAAATTGCCATCATCATCGGTGGTGGCCGATTTGAGGGTAAAGAGCTTTGTTTGCCCAGGGCGGATGTCGAGGTGGCCGAATGCCTTGGACGATTTACTGCCCAGCGTCCATTCGGTTTCCATTTTATCCATCTTGAAGTTGTTGATGTCCTTGGGCGAAAGCATGCCGTTGGCCATGTATTCATAGGTGGTAAACACCCACTTTGGTGGCGTGACTTCCGCCACCTCGCCGATGAAATCGCTTTCTTCGAGGTAGGCATCGACTTCGAGAAAAATGTCAGGGACCATTTTGGTATCTCCTTTTGAGTTGCCCTACCGCTTTGCTGCTTGAGGGCGGGATTTAGGGGTTAAACGGGCACAATATCGGCCAGGTAGCCGTTATTGATATGAGCGCGGAATGTGACGCGCTCGGCCTCGCCATATTCGACAAAATCATAGTCAAAGATGGCCTCGCCGCCTTCCATGCTTTCGGCGGTATTGAGACCAGGTTCGATCCAGCAACGGCCACCAGCGATGTGCTCCAGGGCAACCTCGCGGCGTATCCACTTGTTCATGCTGTCCACGACCATCTCGAAGTAACGGCGGGTGATGTTCTTATCCACGGCCCATTGCATCTGATCCATGATGGTGCGCGCAAAGACATTCATCACGCGGGCGCGCTTGAAGAATGCGAACTTAGGATCAGCGGCCAGAGACCGGCCACCCAGGAGCTTGTGACCGCCCTTGGGATGGCGCACGACCGTGGCGACATGGTTTTGGTTCAACAGCTCGGCGCGACTGGTGCCATCGCCGCGATAGTCGATATCACGCGCGGTGCCCGTGATCCCGCGCATCACGCGGCTCGATGCACTCTCCCACCAAGGTGTTGCGGCCAAGAGACCGGCCACACGGGCCGACGATGGCTCAGAGGTCTCGGCATCCGCCTCAGTGTCCCAGACAGTGACAAACGGATCGACCAAGAGGCCATGCTGCTCATCAAAGTTGCCGCGATAAGCGATAGCGTCCTCGATCATCCCATTGGGGCCATCCAGGACAAAGCCAGCGGCCAACTTTTTGGATACCGCCGCCATCTCAGTGGCCACCGCTTGATGCTGCGAGACGCCTGGCGCAATAAAGATCGAGGGATCGATACCAAAGCGTTGCTTGACATCAAAAGCCGCTTGCAACCCGTGGCGCTTGTTGGTGTCGCCATCGATGCCGCCGATGGTGTTAGAGATGGTCTCAGCCTCATCAGCGCCCTCAGGTAGACGGTGCAAGAACACCTTGGCGTTGACCTGATCAAAGATGCCGTTGATGAACTGCGGCCCATCACTGCCAGCGCCAAGCGCTGCGATCATCTTGTCGTCCTGGTTGCCCGCGATGAGCATGGTTTGACCCACGGGGAACTTGGCGGCATTGGCGTCCGGCGCTTCACACGCCAGATAGATGCTTTCGTCCGATTGGGTGGTGATGGGGCGTGTGCCATCATCGATAAAGGTGTGCTTGACACCGTGGAAATAACCCTCAGCCATTATGAGCCTCCATTAATAAGGGTGATGGCCTCATTGAAGGCCGTTTTAGCCTGGGCCTTTGCAGCCCCAAGCACGGTTTGGATTTGGGTTGCGATGTCAGCAGCGTCGTCGGCAATGGCGGTGATCGCGGCCCCAGCCTCGGCCTCCAGCGCGCCAATCAGCAATGCGACCTGGCGATAGGCTGCGGCTTGCGCGGCAATATCGTTGAGCAAGCCGGTGCGATTTGTGCCACGCGCCTTGGCCTCGCGTGAGATCAGCGATAGCTCAGCCTCAGAGGCATTCTCGCGATCTCGCGCAACCTCCTCTTTGATCCGATACTCGGCCAATTTTCCCGCCGATGAGGTGGTCAGTTTGCTGCGATAGCTTTCGGCAAAGGCTGTGATCTCCGCTTTGGCTGCGACCTTCACGGCCTTGCCAATCTCGGACAATGGTACACCAACCTCGGCGAGTTGCGTGACGGTCATGCCAGCATAGACACGGCCATTATGTTCAAGTGTAAATTCGTGCATCCGTTAATCTCCTCAGAGCGTTGCAAGGTTGGTGAAGGCAATGCGCGAAAGCGTCTTGGGATCGGTCCCAGCTGGGATGCCCTCAACCCACTTGCCGTTGATTTCGGCTGGATAGGTCACGCTTTGGACAATCCAGCCAATGGCGTGCGAATATTGAAACACTGACACATCCGCATCCGCAGCAATCTCGAAGTCGCTGGAAAGGAATGTTACGGCTGTGAAACCATGTGCAGCAATGATGTGTTTGTAAACCACACTGTCGTCGGCCTTGGACAACACGAGCGTCAGATTTCCAAACAGGATGCTCCCCGCCGAATAGGGCCGTGAGAAGCGCGGATAATAGGCGTCTGCGCCGTCTACACTGCCCGCGAAGGTGATACGCCGTTTGACATCGCGACCTACGATTTCAACTGCGCCATCGCGCAGGTAGAGAATTTTATCCATGTGATAATCGGACAAAAGTTCAATACGCAGCCGCCCGCCATAGACTGCGCGAGAAGCCGCAGCTTGCAAGGTTTTGAAGGGGGAAGCTTGCGAGCCGTCATTGCCATCATTGCCGTTTGCCTGATCGACAAAGTATGTGCGAAAAGTGTCGCCAACGCGCTGAGTAGCAGTGTTAAGACGCTGAACAATATCGCCCCGCGCACCTTCAAAATATGCTTTAAGATCGGTCCAGCCGCGCATATCGGCAATCACCTGATCTGTTGAAAGGTTGGTCATAGTGTTCTCCTCAATAGGGGCCGTGAGCGTTGCGGATCGCATCACCTTGGCGCAGTTGTTCAAGTTGCATGAGAGCCATTGAATGGGCCGTTTGGATGCTCAAATCGAATACGTGATCACTGGGTGCATTCACGATCACCACGCCATCCTTGACGCGATCCAAATTGAGCACTTGGTCGAGCAAGTAATCGATGGCTCCGGTTTGGCGGGCGCTCACATCTGATCCAGCCCAGAGGAAAATCATATCCCCCTCGGCATCGATGAAACCGATCTCGCGCACCCAAAATGTAGGCGTGTTGTCGGCGTCAAATTCGGCGGTGATGCGCCATGCATTGTCACCCGCGACGTGGCGGCGCTCGATGGGTACGCGGGCTTTTTCACGTTTAAGCACAGTCTGACCAAAGCCCGGATTGTAAACCGCGCCATTGCCGTCGCCCATTGCGATATGGGTGATCTCGACCTTGGTTTGGGTCACAACCGCGTTGTTGAGTTTGGCGTGGCCAATATCTGTGATGATGATTGTGCCGTCGCCGTTGGCGCAGACCCACCTTGGCGATGGTGGTGACGTTGAAACTCTCGCCGATCCGCAAGCTGAAATGCACATGCACCGGCTTTACGTTTCGGATCATCTCGGTGATCAGCGCATGCAGCTTTGCATCGATCTGGAAACCCGCGTCAAAGACATCATCCGCGAAGGCATCCAGTTTGAATGTATGGGCAGGCCCATAACGCTCGCCATGCTCATCGAGCTCAAAACCCTCATGCAGATCGATCCGCATATTCAGGGCCTCAAGCGCCAGCTCGACCGAGCGGCGGATGCCCTTTATCCGATGCACCTCGATGGCGTTGCGGATCACGTTGCGCTTGATCTCCTCAGACCAGTCATGCTCCCAGACCTCGACCGAGAATGCCCAGGCGAGCCAGGGCAACAGATGCACGGGGCATGTGTCCACATTCCAAAGATCGCGCAACGGATTGCCAATGGCCTCGGTACGCTCAGCGGTGACGATCTCAAGATCGCGGTGAAAGTCATTGGCCGTGTGGGGGAGTAGCGTCTTAATCTCAGACATTGCGACCTCCCACAGTAACGGTAAATTCAGTGCAATAGGCTGCGCCGAACTTGCCC